GAGCCACTAGCAGGGAATGAAACCTTGACCCGACCTGAATAACCAACGCAACTTGTCGCGTTAATTTCAAGTTGGGCATCTGTTGTGATTAGCCCCCAAGTCGTTGAGTCAATTACCAATGTGCAAGTGCCAGCAGCCGCCACAATGTTGGATACGGTCAGCGGAATAGCGGTCGGTGTTGGGTTGTAGTCAGCAATGTCAAATGTTAAGCCATTGCGAGTGTCAATGATGTTTGTGACTTGCCTGCGAACAATTTGAGCGTTGATGGTCGCACCAGTAAGATTGATTGGCAAGTTTGTATTGGAATTCGTGAATGTTAAATTCCAGTAAGTATTCTGGTTGTAAACCAATTCGCCAGCAAGAATTGGATTGTCAAAGCCAGAAATTTGGCTGAGTACGTTTTTGGAAAATATAGCCATTAGAGTACCTTTTTTGCTTTAGGCTTACATAGTGCAATTCTATGCGCCTCTGTTAATTTCCGACCCTTTTGCGCTAAAGAAATTTTTAATTTTGTTTCTTCAGATAAAAGTTTCCGCGGCTTTTTGTTTTTGCTTGAATCTTTGTTGGCTTGTGCGACTGCCGCAATATGTGTTGCGCTTTTAGGTTTGCCTTTTAAACCATTGGAAATGGCTTGTTTGTGCGCTTCTGTTAGTGCAATGCCTTTTTTGGCTTTGCCGCCTTCACTTACGCCTTGCAATGCTTTTGAAATCTTAGCCTTGGTTTTTGCACTTCTTTGCTGGCCATACAAAGGATGTTTTACGCCTTTTAAGCCGTTTCCACCATCGCCACCGTTTGTAAGGTTGACCAACTTATATTTGTTTTTTAATGCTGCAATTACAAATTTTTCAGCATTTAAGGCTTGTTTGTGAGATAGGCCATTTTGAACAATGATGGCTTTATAACCAACTTTATTGACAATATTGTGCCAATATTGATTTCTATCTTTTTTGCTTGTGGCGCGATTGGATGAGCCTTTCCCTACATAAAAAGGCGCATCGGTATCCAACCGATGATGAACATAAATATATGCTTCTGACATTCCGTTCCCCATTCTGGGTTACAACAAGTTCTATGCACTCACAGAACTGCGGATGATGTCGTATCTTGTTTTACAGATTCTAATGTGCTTTTTAGGTTGGTGCAACAGGCCAAACAACATTAAATGGATAACCTGATTGCTGTGGGATATCCCGCAATTCTTGTCGATAAGTTGCCCATGCTTCTTGTTGAACAGTGGTCAGAGGGTTGTTTGGAATCTGTGTCCAATCGCTTAAATAAAGCAATTTTTGACGCTTTTGAGAAACACTAGCAATTGCTATTTTTTCGTTTTGAACCCATTGTTTTGTGGTGTAGTCAAAAACGGAATATTGGTCAGGTTTTGGTGGAATTGCTACAGGAACTCCATTCTGAATGTAATAAGCCGAATCATCTATTGAACCATCAAGATAACTTTCGTTATCTTGTAGTTGAGATTCAATATTATCTGTTTGAACAATCCTAATAATCTGCCCATTTATTTCAGAGTAAATTGTGTACATCATCGTTTTACCTCAAGTAAAAATAAAGAACTATTATATAAACCTGCATAAGTCGAAACATCTCCGGGCGAAGGGTTAAGTGGAGATGCATCTGAATTAAATTGAAGACGATAAGTAAATGTTCCTGAACCCGGCTGATCGTTGTAAACAAGTGAAGCATTAAATGATGATGTTATTAAAACTGTTGAATCACGAACAATTCTAATTTTCGGACTAAATGGAACATATTCACTACCATCAAAAAATGAACCCGAAATTGTTTGACCAGCAGTTGTAATATATATTGGAGAACCATTAGATGCTATGGTAAGAGTTTGAAAATCTTGCCAAGTATTTACGGCTGTATTGCTAATAAGTGAAGAAGTAAAAGCAGTCACTAATAGCGTTACGGCATTAGCATTAATGTTTCCAGTAGCAACCACATTGCCGTTCAAATACATGGCACTACCATTGTAGGTAATGTTAGTAGATGAATTACCTAAAGCAAATGTGCCATCGGTATTGATCTTTGCTCCTGTGCCACTCATGCTTGTGCCAGACACCGCAGGGCTAGAACCCACGCTCAAAGATGACCCACTAATTGAACCCGCTGTAATCGTGCCTAAATTGGCTGTGATTGCCGATAGGGTTGAGACAGACATTCTGTCAGCCGTAATTGAGTTGGCTGCAATCTGCCCCGCTGTAATCGTGTTGGCAGCAATCTTGGAGGCATCAATCGTATTAGCACCAATGTTGCCAGCCGCTAAAACGCCCACTTGAGCCGTTCCGATTGCTGCGCTATTAATGTAGGTTGATACGTTAGCAGTAGTGATGGCATTGATGTAAGCAAATGCACCAGCACCCAATGTTCCAAGAGACACATTGCTATTCAAAATACCCGCTGGCGCATTGGATAGATTGGTATTGACTGCATTGATGCCATTAGGGGTAACTGCGCCACCACCAGCACCAGACAATGTTCCATTTGAGTTAATGCTAATTGCGCTATTGGCAACAGCAGTTCCAGCGCCAGAACCAATGCCAAACAAACTCCCACTAGAAATATAGATTTGATCGTTAGCAACAACAGTTCCTGTCCCTGTACCAATGCCAGAAATAGCACCACCAGAAACAGAAATGTTAGTGTTAAGCCAACCGGAAGCAGGGGTAATGTTGGCAAAGTTAAGTGGAGTGCCATTGCCCAAAATCACATTGCCTGAACCGTCTTTTAGCGTCAGGTTGTTTGAGTTAATGTTGGCAGGGAAAACCACCGTTCCATTAAGCGTGATGGCAGAGCCGTTATAGGTAATATTGTTAGTTGAGTTACCGACAGCAAAGTTGCCAGATGAGTAAATGACAGCGCCTGAACCCGTCATGGTCGTGCCACTGATTGCACCCGTGTTAGATTGAATCGTTCCAGAGACAGTCAGGTTTCCTGTGTTTGCAGTAATTGCAGAAAGGCTGCCAACTTTTAGCGCAGAAAGATAAGGGACATTCCAAACCGTGTTATTGGTTGCGGGGTCATAAATACCGTCTGACTGATAAACCGATTCACCCGCAGTAATTGCTGGTGGCTGTGCAACCCAGACAGTTCCAGTTCCCCAAGAATTATTTGCAGGAAATGATGCGCTTCCTGTTGTTGTGATGGTTGTCGGTGTTGCATCCAAAGAACTCAAAGTTGTTTTGGAGTAGCAGATTCGAGAAGATGCACCTTGATTGCCTGTTGCCCCTGTCGCACCTGTAGCCCCTGTAGCCCCTGTAGCACCAGTAGCACCATTATTCCCTGCATAACCCGAAGCAATGATGCTAGACAAGCCCCAATTGATTGTGGTGGTGGTAGCCGTAGCCGTATCAGTAATATTGACTGTAGCCGCCCAAAGTGTGAACCCCGTACTTGGCGAACTTGTAATAGATGTACTCCAGCCAGAAGGCGCAGAATAACTACCAGTTGACCATGTATAAGTTGTAGTTCCTGTTGGGCTAGAAGGCAATGTAGCCGCCCACAAATAAACTGTAGGTCTTGCTGTCTGAAGACCATTTGTTCCATTTGTGCCGTTAGTACCATTGGCGCCATTAGCACCGTTAGCAGTCACAGAAGATATAGTAAAGCCACTTGTCCAACTGATTGTTGAAGTAGTCGTTCCAGCCGCCACCACGGTTGGCTTAATTGCTGTCCACAACTGAATTCCCGCAGTTGTAGGATTAGCAGGGATAGTAGTTGTCCAACCACCACCGCCTGTATAACTTGAGTTAACGCCTGTTGACCAAGTGTAGGTAGATGAGCCGCTTGGGTTGGATGGTGTGGTGGTAGCCCATTGATAGAGAGTAGGGTTAGCCGCTTGATTGCCATCAGTGCCGGGAGAGCCAGTTGCGCCTTGGTCAACAAACACAAATTGCAATACAGCCGTTGCACCTTGAGACACCACACCCAAAGCAGATTTATACCGCACAGGCACAGTCAATGTCGCTGGTGATGAAGTCATTGCTGTTGGGATTCCCCATTGAGCAAATGTGCCGCCATCAGTAATTGAACCCATAACCAAGCCGCCTGATGTAGATACATCCGCATTGCCTGTGGTTGATGATGCTCCAATACGCCAAGTGTTATCTACAAAAGACGCATCACTATCTGCTTGAGCAGTTACAAAGTCGATTGCACCGCCAGCCGCAGAGCCGTACAGTTGTGTAATCAATCCTGTAAAAGATGGAACAAGTGATGAGTTTCTCGGTACTTGCATCACGATTGGTGAGAAAGTTGCTAAGAAAGTACCAGCCACCGCAGTTGTTGTTGGATTTGGCGACCAAGTAAAGCCTGTTGATGTGGCAGACAAAGCAGAGCCGCCAATTTCATTTGCCACTTTAAAGGCAAAATAATAAGTTGCTGTGGGCAGATTAAGGTCAGCAAAAGTCAAACTGGTAGAGGGCGCAAATGGTTGCGAGTTAGGCAGTGTCTCAACACCCCAAACCGCCCAATCAGAAGTGGTTGGGCTGCTTACCGTTGTATAAAACAAAGTGACTTCAGTAACCCTGCCAGTTGCAGGTATTCCGCAAACAACATCAAAGTGCGGAATGGTTGCAGTTGGATTGATGTTCGCTACTGTAGGCGCTGTCAAATTGCTAAAGAAATTAGGGTTTGACAGATTGCTGTTTGGTGTTGGAGAAAATGCCGTGATGGAAGCATCGTCATAAACTTGTGCGTTGTACTCATTCAATTCAAGAGCCGCACCCAAGTTGCCATCAGGCAAAGAGGCTTCAGAAACTTTAATGACACGGAATAATTTATTTGTCCAGCCATAAGCAGAGTTAGTAACGCTAATTACATCGCCAGCATCTACTTGAATACCGTTATAGGTTGTAGAGAAAGTAACAATTAAATCTTCCCGCGCTTGCTCAAGCATCCTATTTGCAAGGTATTGCGCTTGTACAGAATCATTGACCAAACCTAAAGTAATTGTGTATTTGTTATCAGGCTCATTGGCAAACAACAATCCTGAAGGCGTGTTCAAGTAAACGTAATCTGATTGGTCGCGGTTTAACTTGCTAGGGAACTGCGCCTGAATCTGGTTAATACTAGAAGCAATATCAAACGCACTAACGCGAATTTCGCCAACAATATTTGAGTCATTAAAAACAAATGATTCAGTTTCTGCTCTATTAATAACAATAGACCATTTACCAGTTGCAGCGTTGTATTGATTCCATGAATCACAAGCCAACATGATTTGATCAAGGTTAGACAATACGTCTTGGCCCGTATCCATTACACCGTTAATTCGGTAACGAGGCTGAGTGGAAGAACCGCCAGATGCAGGGATATAAGTAATTGTTTGGTCAGAATAAGCGTTTAATGCGGTTGCAGTTGTAGCATCCACAATGCTTGCATCCATTGCACAGCCATACTTATCATTTGTAATGTAGTCATACCAAACGTCGCCCGGCTTTGCCACACCTGTGCTGTTCAAATAATGCGAAGCCCTGAAGGTGATGGGTTGCATTTGCGTTGTGCCAGCATCCCTGTTGTAAACCATCTTCACAATAGCAAATGCCAAGCCATTCATTTGGCGACCGCTAGAAGGCCATCTTTGAGCCACAGCAATGTCAGAGCCACCCATGACAGAGTTAGGTAAGGCTGTGCCATTCAAAGCAGTAATAGTCCCTGCTTCGTTAGATTTGTATAGGTTGATATAAAGGTTGCCAGAAATCTTTGTCTGAACATTTCCGGCGCCATCAGTCAGGCTTACTACTTTTGTTGGGTCAGTGCCATCAAATGTAATTGTCTGGTCTTGCCAGTACATCTTTGTTGTGTCAAAAGAAAACTGACCATTAGGGCTAATCTGAGATATAGCCAAAACATAGTACATTGTTTTCTGGTCTGTTGATAACACGGCATCAACAAATACACCGCCAAGGTAAGCATCGCCATAAACGATTGGAATACTATTTGTGGTGGATGGTGGCACTTGTTGGCGAACACCGTTATCCACATTTTGATTGGCATTTCCTGAAGTAAACACGCGAGTCACAATTGTGGAAACAGCAAAGTTAATGGCAAACCTTGCTGCAAGCAATGTCATGCCAGTTAATTCAAGCCCCATTGCGGCTAATACAAGTGTGGATGGCATTTTCAGTCCCTAAAGAAAGTTGCTTCGAGAGGCCTATAACCTCTCTTTGTATAGTCTATCAAAGGTGAGTTTGCCATTACAGTTGTACAGACAAAATCAACTCTTTTATTGTTTAGCATATCTTGGGCAAGTTCATCAAACTTAATCCACAATTTGCCACCAATAGATTTACCTCGATGCTCTGGCATTACCCACCAAGCCAATTCACGCAATTCCAATACTTTAGGACACCAGACATTTTGAGTAATGATGGCGGCAATCATGCCCCTGTGGTCATCATCAATCAGAATAAATCCCCGACCACTCAGCATTTGAAATATCAATTGCCCAACATGGTCTGAGTTATGTGCATCTGGTCTTGTCAAAACGGGGATAGGCGCTTCTTTTGCATACTCCCGCATCATCCATACCAAAACTGGAATATCGTGTCTTGTAGCCTGTCTTATCATTTATGCTGCTTCAAAAGACGTTGTGTTTCCGCTGTCAGAAGGAGCATTAGTAGCAGATTGACTACCTTGCACAGGCGGTGAACCAAAGTCAAAGTAAGTTGAGGCAATGACAGGAACTCTGTCCATGCTTGTGTCGTTCGGATAGAAGTTCTTCCATACCGATGGATTAGTCTTTAATCCGCTAATACGGTTTTGCAAGATTGTCCGGAATGATGAGCAACTGATTGAACAAGTAGCCACCCGCGACCGCATCTGCTGATTCCAATCCTCAGTCACAGAAAAGTTACCAACATAACCTTGATACCGTTTAAAAAACTGCAAGGTTGGAGTTGTGATAATTTGGTTGTTGGAATCAAAGAATCCGCGCCAAATTTCTACCAATGAACCTTTAATATCTGCACCAAGAATGACTGCCACATTAGCGCCATCAACACCAGTTAAAGCAATCGTAAGGTCGCCACTAGTCGCCTTAGTCTCGCGTTTAATGTCGCCAATGCTTAACAGGCTTCCCAAGTTGCTGTAAGTAGTTCCACCTACAGTAATGGGTGATGCTGCATTGCAAAAAGTATAGGTGTTTGTGGCAGTTGTCAATTTGACAAACTCGCCATAGTTGATTGATGGGCTAGATAAAGCCGCTATTGTTGTACTCATCCTGTAATGTCCTCTCTAAAGACAAAAGGCGCATCCCACGCAACAAACGCACCATTTGTCATAGGGTTGAGTGTATAGGTGGGACAAGTTTCTGCCAACATATAAAACGTGCAAGCCGTACCTACCGCAGTCAACGTACCAACGCTAGGCGTTGAAATAACAGGTCGATGCAGGGTAACATTCACCGTAGAGCCAGAGCCTCTTAAAACATTTTCTGTGACTTTGTAAGGGTATAAACCTAATTGAAGAAAGTCGCCAGCCTTAAACACATAAGCAGAAGATGAAACAGAAGGCAAGTTACCCACGGAAATGGTTGTTGCATTAGCCGCTGGCGCTGATGCCAATGTCAAAGCATTTACCTGCCCTGTCGTCAAGTCGCCTTGATAAGCAACAAACCAAGACAGATTTGTACTGGCAAATGAAATGCTTTCAGGCAACTGGCGATCTTTATTGTCAATGGCTTGAATGACATTACGAACCTGTGGGTAATACAAGTAGTTGTGTGGTGTAACAGTAAACACCCAAGGCACAGAAGTAAGGTATTGAGCAACTCTGACTTGACCTGAACGGCTTACTTGTTGACCAACAGTCCTACGGTTATTCACCGTCATGGATTGCTGAATATCAAATATTGTCTGTAGCGACATTATGTTCTCCCGTACTTTGTAGCAAGGTTTTTTTCACCGTATTTATTTGCCGCCCAAATAGCCGTAGAACTTCCAAGCAGTCTGTCTTCAAATGACTTAGTGTCAATTGCGTTGATGTTGTAATTGGTGACGTTTGTAGTTCCACCAACACCAGCCAAAGCATGATTTGGGATAATTGTTCCCGCAGTTCTTGGCACAAACAACTCAGGGCCGCGCTCGCCAACCACGCTGACTTGGCCAACAGTAGGATTGCCACCGTTAGCGTAGCCAGGCATCCCTAGAACTGATGCTGGTTGATATGGATTTGGCCCAACGCCAAACAAAGAACTCAAGAAACTAGTGGCCATTGCTTTCATTTGCATGGCAATAATGTCTTGAATAATGCTTCTGGCTAAATCTTTAAAACTTGCCTTGCCAGTACGCACAAATCTGTCAATGGCAGATTCCATATTGCCCATCAAAGAATCAAAGGCTTTTGCGCCCATTTCTAATTCTGTTGGCATATCACGCAAGAATCTTTGCGCTTGTTTTGTAATGCCTTCTTCAAAAGTACCCTCGCGCAATCCTCTTGTTAAACGATATTTTTCTTTTGCAATGGCTAATGATTTCTCTGCCAAAGCGGTTTCACGAGCCTCTGCCTCTGCCCTTGCTGTTGCGGTCAAATCTCTACGAGCATCAATTTCTTCAAGATTTCTTGAAAGTTGTTGACGAATCAACATCTGCTCACGCTCTAGCGCGTAATCTTCTTGACGTTTATTGCTGGAATTCATTTCCAATAACATCAATTCTTTTTCGTTTTCTAGTGCAATGCCCATCAACCTTTGACGTTCTGCAACTGCGCCATTTCCTTTTTCGTAAGAACTAAAGAAATCTGCTCTTGCCTTTGCATCTTCTTCCGCTGCCTTTTGTGCATTAGCCGCACCTTGCGCGTACAGTTGCATCTCTCTTTTTCGAGCCGCTTCTGCTTCTTTAGATTCTTGAACTATACGGCCACCACCACCGCCTGCGCTTGGCTTTTTAATATCTGTGCGCCTTGGGTCGTTTCCGGTACGCCCGTAACTTATCCCCATTACCTGCGCTTGATAAAAATCTAAATTTTCGCGTTGCGATTTTACCGATGCGTTATACCTAGCGTTTTCTGCAATAGCAGCATCAACGCCTTTAGTTATTAAAGTTTTGGCGTTAGTATAGGTGTGACCAATTTCATCAAATATTGCTTTGAAAAAATAGAATACTTCAGAACCTAAAACCGTTACTGTTTGAAATACAGTTTTAAAAATACCGCTAAGTGATATTCCATAATCATTCATTGTTTTCATATATTCAATGGTTGACTTTAGAATTGGACCTAACTCTGTGGCCAATACAACCATCACATCGCGTGAGGTTTGCGCCAACAAATCATAAGTATCAGCCGCGGCTTTAATTGCTTTTTCTTGTTGCTCAATAAGCGGATTGGCTTCTGCCATCTTGTCAGCAAAGCCAACCATGTCCACGCCTTTGGCCGCTTTAGAGAAAATCTCCATCGCCTTGGCATTGCGTGTAACTGGGTCTTCAATTTTGGATAGATTGGCAACCAACTTATTAAGCAATTCCTCTTGGGAGAGTTTGCCTAAATCCTTTAAAGACACGCCTAAAGCAATTGCAGTCTTCTGAGCCTTATCTGAGCCACCAGCCGCCTCGTCAATAAACTTTGCAAACGCTGACAGCATCTTGCCTGCGTTATCTGCTTTGCCGCCAGAATTGGCCAAAGCATTGGATAACTGCAAAACTGTACCAATTGCGACTTCATTGGCTTCTGCTACGTCTGCCAAATCATCAGCATATTTAATTGCCGCGGCACTGGCGGCCACCAAAGCGGTTGCAGCAATCTTGCCGTATTTTTCAGCAGATTGGCTGAACTGTTCTAGTTTCTTTCCAGCCGCGTCTAAGCCCTTGCTAAACTCCGCTGAATCTAAGCCTAGAACAACGCCAAGGCGGGCAATCATATTAGCCATGTTTTACCTCAAACAATTTCTTATCAAACCCTTGAGCCTGCGTCATAAACATTAAAAGGCTATCGTTAACAGCCGCCTCTTTGCTACTTTCAGGCAACGGTGGATAGATGTAATCATACGCACTCCCAAGTATATTTGCTAGTTTATATGGAGGCGAATTAGCCGCCCTCATATAGTTAAAAACACCGTTTGTCAGCGTGGCCAGTTGCGTCAGCAATCCATAGTTGCCAATCAACCCATCCGCATACATTGTTTGAATATTGGCCATCGTCACATCATCTAACTCAGAAATTGTCTCGGTTGTATGCCCGTTGAAAATCATTGCTGCTATACATTGACTTTTCAACGAGCCAATTAGTTTCCCCGACTTTCCTTATATGTTGGGCTAATTGCTTCACCAATTTTTTCAACGATTTGCAACTGTACCGACATAGGGAATTCATCCTCAATGTCCTGATATGTCAAATCTTCTAGGCTTGCACCTTCTAACTCAGGCACAAGCAATTTAAAGAATTCTGTTATGCGAGCCTCTGTAATAGCCTTGTTCTTGGCCGCTTCGCGCATTGAGCGACCATCCACCAAAATGTCGTTTTCAACAAACTTAAATTCCTCAGTCTGGTTGCTTTCAAACTGCATCAAAGGTTTTGTTAATTCTTGATATATTTTTTCTATCGTTTCGTCATTTGGATTTGTGACTTTTGTATAAATCTCATCCGATTCGGCCATCAAAGGAATACGCACCTTAAATGTATGACCGCCAAGTTCAAATGAACGAACCAATAGGTTCTTCTTATTTGTCTGATACTTTTCACCAAATGCTGAACTAAATTTCGTCATTTCTGTTTTGCCTTGTATTGATTTAACCGCCTACCGATAATATCTCCAAGCCTTTTGGCGGTGTTAGGGGCTTGGGATTCCATTGCTGGCCTCAAATACGGATGTGCCGGATTGTGAGCAGAGCCAAATTCTTGTGCTATTGCGCGAGCATCGCTTTTGATTCCCATAAAAGCATCAGCATTTTCAACGCCCATTTTCTTGAGTTTTTTACGGCTGCTTATTAAGCCTTTGCCCTCGCTCATGGCTTTTAACTTCTTGCCAGGCGCTGTGGTCACCACCGCAATAACTGAATCTTTTTCGGTAATATATTTCGACCTTCTGTCGCGCCTAGTGGGTCGTCTTGCTTCTACCTGTAGAGATAATCTTAATGCGCCCGTGTCCATCGGTGCATTGGCAACCGCTTGTGATAAAACAGGTTGCATGGCCTCTCGTGCGGCTGGCACTAAGATTTTACTTGTGGCTTTTTTGTCGCCAATGTCTTGAGCCAATTCTTCAAATGCGGCAAGCACATCTTTCAAACCTTCAATTTTGAAAGATGCCTGCATGATTTAACCCGCCTTAATAATCTTATGAAAAATCAAGTGGTTTACTTGAATAGCGTAGTTCACCACTTCTTCGGGAGTCATCTTGTCTGCGTGATTCTGGGCAATCTGGTGCGCCAAGTTAACCGCAGTCATTCTCTGTTGAGAAAAGCCAAACCAATCCTTTCGAGATTCGGCTTGGCTTACTAGGAAACCCAAAAGGTCATTGCTGTCTTTTATTGTCGTGGTCATGTTTTATTCTGTTGATTTTTTGGTTGGTACATACGGAAAGTATGTAGCAAGGTGTTGAAGAACTGTGAATTCTTCTGTATCAGGAGTAGCCTTTGCCAAAGCATCAGCCACTTCTTTTGCATCCAACTCCATGCCCCTGACCGCAAGGTCAAAGGGCAAGTAGGTGCTAGTCAATAAAGCAATCGAGTCTTTAAGAGACATGATTAGGTGCTGGCAGACCAGCCGTATTGATTGCCACGGGGATGGATGCTGAATGTCACTTTGGCTTCAGCGCCTGGGGCTGAGTCAATAGTCCACTGGCTAACGCGGCCATTGAAGGCGTAGTTAACAATGCCTGTGCCATCTGTTGCAGAAATCACAAAAGTGCGGTCAATCGTACCGTTGTAAGCATCAGCGCGAAGCAACAACAACACGGTGTCGCTAGGATTCCAAGCGGCTGTGATGGTCATGCTAGTAGGAGCAGATTGCACAGGAATCTTGTCCGATTGGCGTGAACCAGCAATAGAGAAAGATGCCACAGCATCATCTTGGCCAAAAGCAGGGATTGCTTCAACAGGCACTAAGTTGCCAGAAATTGCCAAAGCAGAAACGCTGGCATAAGTCGACAAGTTTGCAATTGTCAAAGGTGTTGGAGTGGCGCTAGGCTGTGCATATAGTGTTGCACTAAAGCCGGGCAAAATTTTTGTTGGTAAAGCCATTTTAAGTTTCCTTTAAAGAGTTGAATGAATCGTGTCTTATGATGGAATATCAATGGTGCAATCAATAAAGATTTGCGCCAACTTATTCTCGTTGTCATAACTGTTATACAGCCACTGGCAATCTGCTTTTGATATATTAAATCCACCGTCAGCAGGGTTTCCCAACATACCGCTATAACCGTGTAGAGATTGTAGTACTTGATTGGAAATTGTAAAACCGTCTTCTATAACTTGCGTGAAAATGCTTATCTGGAATACTGGTCGATCAATCCCTTTTACAGACTGATACGAGCCTGTATAAACCTCTTGGTGAACATTTCTCAGCATCCAAGTAATGAACTTAGGCTGCGTTGCAAAATTGCGGTTAAAAGCCGCATATACAGGCACAGGCGTGACAATGTTTTGCAGTTGATACTGGATTGCCTTGCCGTAGTTAATGACGTTGTTTTGAACTGTCATACAGCCACCACAGGGTCATTGCGAACGCACAAAAACTTAACTGTCATGCGGTCATCCGATTCCCTAACACTATCCACCCGCCAGTCAAACGATTTCCATGTTAGGGAATAAGCATTTTGATTGTCAATAATTGTTTTGGTGTTCGGTGTGTAGTTCAAAGTGAATTCAACAATGTCAGAATAAACCCTGTACTTGTCAGAGATGCGGACACTGTTGGCCACAGAGCGAACACGCGCACGAGTTTCAAACCATTTTGTAATAGTAGTTGATTGTTCACCAAAAGAACTTTTCCCAAAAGAAAGGTTGTTAATGGTTATGTTCTCAAAACGTGCGATTCCCATTTACTGCCTCACATGATGAGTGGTTTGTAAGGTCTTAGCAATGTTGCTACACCAAATGGAACTTCATGCAATTTGCCGTCAGTTGTGTTTGAACGGTTGTTATACAAGTGGGTCAGCAACATCAATGCTGCCTGTTTAATTACAGGGTAAGTAGAAATAAACGCAGAATTTTGCGTATAAGTCACCACGATTGGGTTGGCCACAGTCTGATTCAACGTGTTAGGGATTGTGTTCAAAATAACACGATTACCCGTTGGGTCGTATGAATATTGTGTTGATGCAATCGTAACTGGTACTGTGTTTGATGTGGAATAAAACTCCACCTTGTTAATGATTACGCCAACCGTGTTAAAGGCAGTTACGGCCACTTCAGGCAAGTCCAAAAACACCGCTGTGTTGTACAAGCCAAAGTTAGGGTAATAGACCTTGTAGGTGGTTGGATAAATAGCCGCACCAATAAAGTCTTCAATGGCCATCCTTGTGGCCAGTTCCAAAGACTGCAAGTATGTGTCTTGGCTTTCATCATCAAACAAATTTAATTGTTGCGTGATTTCAGAAAGGGTTAGCCAAGGCGTTGCTACGTCACGGTCAACTTGCTCAAATTTGGCGTAGTTAAACGGATTCCGCTGGTCGGAATAAAAGGGCGCGAGGGTTTGATTCTCGACAGCCATGTTTTATACACCAACCAAACGGATGCCAGCAAACGGGTCCCGAACGGTACTTACAAGGCGTTTCTCTGCGAACAGAGTCACAAAGCCTGGGGCCGTTTGTTCCATTGCTTGCACGCTCATTTCTTCAACGTCAGCAATCGTTACAAATCTTGGCCAGTTTGCCAAATAGATATTGAACTTGCCCGCACCTGTTGTTTGCATATTTGGATTTGCAATAACAGGGAAGCCAAACACATTCATAACAGCACCGCCATCATCATCGCCAACTTCTGCGAATTGTTTGATAGCAGTAGCACCGCCAAGGTTACGCAATTCGTGAATTGTCTGTGGGTGCATCATCCACGCAGTGCCAGGCAAGTTCCAATACTGTGCAGGGAACAAACGAGCCATGTCTGTAATGTCAGAATACGTCACAGCCGCTGCCGCTTGCGTAAATGTAGCAATCGAATGAATACCGTTTGTGATTGCAGTACCGCTAGAGCCATAAGCAGATGAAGCGGCACTTGCGTACATATTTAATCCGCGCAAACCACTTGTGCCACCGTTGGCAGTAGTAGTTGAACCCGCTTGGTCATTATTCAGCACCATTGATGCGCCTTCGATTTGTGCAAATTCAAGCATCAAATCATCAATGATTGTCTGGTCAAGATAGTTAATGTCAGACATAACCGCAGTACGCACAGGCAACTGGGCTGTAATCACACGGGTAGGCAATTGCCAGATTGATGTGGCGGTGTTTGGAGTACCGCTGTCTGGCGTAAATGTATAGCCAAAAGGATTTGTCTGGTTGGCCGCATTACCTGTCTTTGCCACAAATTGCACAGCAGAACCAGCCGCAGACACAACGCGAGACATAGCGCGAATAGGATTTGCAAAACGTAATGTTGCAAAAGCATCATCAAAATAAGTGCGACCACCAATGCCAGCACCAGACCCTGTAAGCGTTGATGCTTCACGAAGATCAATCTTTACTTTGCCGCCCTCTGTAATGGCTTGCTTGATGCCGTCTAGGATTTTTTGGTTTGCACTCATTTTGATAATTCCTTAAAGATTAAAAGACGGGAGGCCGAAGCCCCCCATCAATTTTTTCGCTAATTAAGCGCCTGTCGCTGTGGAGCGATAGCGAATAATGGCGTTGGGGTCAACAACGCTGGAGCAAAGGCGTTTCTCACCAAAAAATGTGATAAAGCCTGGGGCTGTCTGTTCGTATCTACGCAGAACCATGCTCAAACGGTCAACGATTGTGTGGCCGCGTGAGAAGTCACCGAAGTACATTGGGAACAGGCTTGTAGTGCCAGCAGAAGCGCCAGCAGATGTAGGAGCAGAGCAGTATGAGTTTACATACACATCAAAGCCCAACAACTTGCCAACGATGCCGTCATAAATCAGCGGAGACATACGTTCAAACACAGGCGTACCGTTGTTGTCCACCAAGCCGCGGATGCCAGCGAGCATCAAGGGATTGATAACAAAACAGTTGCTTGCAGACCAGTATTGCTGTGGCAAGTTGTGAATGAATTGAATCAAATCAATGTATTTCACGTTGTTTGCAGCGGCAAAACCATTGGTGGTGGTTTGGTCATAGGTTGCAATGCTGTGCAGACCGTCAGTAGAGGCAGTACCGCTTGAGCCGAAGGCCGCAGCAGAGATAGTGCCACCAGTGTAGGTTGCGTTAGAGCCAGGGTAAGAATTCAGACCACGCAAGCCTGAAGTTGCACCGTAGGCAGTAGTGGTAGAACCTGCTTGGTCGTTGTTCAAAATCATTGACAAGCCTTCTTGTTGCGAGAATTCTTGCAACATATCGTCAACAACATTTGATTCCAAACCATCAATGTCATCCAAAGCCGCAGTACGGATTGGGAATTGCACGTTGATGTCTTGCATATTCAATTGCCAGATGCTAGTGGCTTCAGTTGTAGCCGCACCGTTGTTTTGAATTGCATAGCCCCAAGCCGCACCTGCGTTGCCTGTCTTAGCGCGGAACTGATAGGTTGAACCATCAGTAGCCACGTTACGGGAAACACCGCGCATTGGGTTGAGCAAACGCAGTTTGAAGAACACGGGGTCGTAAGCAGTACGGCCACCGATGCCAGCGCCAGAACCAGTCAAGGTTGAGGCTTCTGTCAAATAGGCTTGGTGCTGTTCTTCAGATTCCCACAATTTCACTTCTGTGTGAACGCGGTTGCTGCCTTTTGTGAAAGAAGCAAGTTGCTCTTTCACGCGACGATTCACATCACCACGAACTGTTTTAGCAGGGGTGCGAATAATCTCAGGGATTTGAATTGCAGAAACTTTGGCTTCCAAAGCGGCAAACTTTTCAGTCAACTCGGCTTTTGCGGATTCCACAGTAGTTGCGACTTCGCTTTTTACAGCGTCAATTTTGGCTTCGTTAGACACAGCAATAGCGTCAACTTTTTCGAGTACTTTATCCATAGACATGATAATTTCCTTTAGATACGTTTTTCAAGTGCCTTGGCCAACTCACGCGCTTCAAAAGCGGCAAGCAGAGCATCGGCTTCGTTTACCACCGCATCAGGCTCACCCTGAGTTGGTAGAGATTCAAGTGGCTTAGAAACTGCCTCACGCTGTTCCAGAGCGTTCTTGAATACCAAAGATGCGGTGGTCGCATCCTTTCGAGTCAGACCCGCCTCACGCAAGGTCTTTTCGACTGAGCGAATGTTCAAAGCACCTTCAGGGCTAAACATTTCTAATTTGTTGATTTCTGCATTTGGGTTGTTTGGATACATAACTACGGACACTTCGCGCAAGCCGCCTTTAGTAATTTGAAAATAAGCATCTTCTGATTGGTCTGGGTTGCCATCAGCATCAACCATTTGGGCTTCTTCTGCATAAGCGCCAACAGAAACACCGCCAAACATCTTTGGGGATTCTTTTAGGATTTGATAAAGGTCATTGCCACCAACTGTGTTTGTGTACAAGCGACCTTTGGCGGTCATGCCTTTGTCGTCAAACTCAAATGAATTCCACTCGCCCATTGGCATACCAAGGTCGTTGTGATTTAAAAACATTGGAAGTGGTTTGTCGCCAGCATTGAATTCATCTGCCCAATCCATGAAACCTTCGGGCTGATAGTTAAATTTGCGACCGTCTGCGCCTTCACGCGCTCCCCAAGTTGTCACTCTGGCTTCCATCATGCCTGATGGGTTTTGTGCCTCGTTTGCGCCAGCCGCTAGTTGGACCTGCGCTTCGCAAATTAGCGTGTAATTCTTCATTTATCACCCCATTGTGGATAGATTGATTATCGTCTCTTATCTTGTGGGGCTTCTCTATTCTCGCGAGTGTAACATTACTCGGTTTAATTTGTGAAGCCAAAATTGCAAGTTTTTTTGCAATCATGTTGTGCCAATATTCATTTTCCGCTTTTGGCTACCGCCACCACCGCCCGTGTCCTGTGGTGAAGTACCTTTTATAGGCTCATCAGATGAGCCATCAGATTGTAGTTCATCACCACCATCAATACGCGGCATATTCAGATATTCACGCGCTTCGTTGGGAGTCATAATGCCAGATTTGACCGCGGCTGTCACAAAATTCATTTGGTCAAGCGGTGCGCCTTTTAAAAAATCTTTTGTATCAAAGCGCACACAAAGGTTTGGATAACCTTTAAACAAATGCTGTTTTAATTTTTGCTCAACGCTAATAACGGTTGGATACATAACCGTTTTATAAAACTCATCCAACATAGTCTGAGTATTATTATATTTGCCATCGGCAATTCCAAGCATTGCAGGCGGTACACCAAACAAACCGCAAATGCGCTTCATGGTTTGGATTTTCAGATTGGCCGCGTCAGCATCTTGTAGATTTAGCATCTTGATGCTTTCATACGTCATGCCTTGATCGAGCAACATACCCTGACCCGACTTGGATGGGTCTGTGGCCCTGCTGCCAGTCATTTGATTCCAAGTTTCTTTAATCCGAGCCGCGATTTCTTTGTACTTTGCGTCAGGAATAACTTGATCAGTCTTAAAAATGCCAGAAGGTTTAGCACCGTTCTGCATAATGAAGTTGGCGTAAATATCAATGTCTTGGTCTAGCGCAATTAACTCTGTGGCCAAGATGCCTTTGTTAAAGCCAGACGAGCCTTGCCATGCCGCTTCTTTGATGTGCATGATTTGATGTGCATCCAAAGGCGTGTCTTTGCTAAAGCCGTATGAGGGTGAACTTAGAACATAAGACGGATAGTTGCCTGGAGTCAATTTGACCGTAATCAGCGTGGCATCCATGTTGTACATCTCAATTGGAGTCTGCACAGGGTCTTTTTGGTCTTTTCTCCACCACAGGGTAAAGGATTCACCAGCAAGGTCTTGCCACATCATCCATTGATACCAAAATTCATAGGCGCTTTGGAAGTTATTTGGGTTGTGCAACAAATTCAGCACTTGTTGGGCTTTACCCTTGTCTCTGGCGCCAACACTAGGGTCTGCCAAGGCATCTACCAAATTGCCATCTTTATTCTTGGCCATGATAGCAATACCGCATTGAGACAATGCCCTTGCCTTAACGCCAACGCATCCCATCACGGTGGAATTGCGTGTCAAAGCAGACATATCCAACACGCGGCCTGCGGTGGTGGTGCTAGATGTTGTTACATACAGTAATTGCTGAGAGGGCTGCTGGCGATTCTGCCCCATGATTACTTGGTTGCCCAACTGCAATTGGCCAAGAACTGCGTTAGATTCAGTTACTTTTTTTCTGCTGAAAACATCCAAAATGCCCATGTTTTTCTCCTAAATTTCCGCAATCCTACATTAAAACGAGCGAAATCCAAAACTATCGCTAACATAGGGATTATCTAACGAACAATGAGCCGCAATAATCATAGATATGATGCCGTCAACTTTTGCACCTTTGTCTGCTTCGTTCTTACGCACTTTAATATTACCGTTAACATCCACGAAACAAGAGCAGTTTCCTAATTGCCATCCAACAAAAGGATTGCCATCATGCTTAATTTGTTGATTCAAAATCAACTTTTCAATGTACTTACTTGGGTTATTTAGGACCGCCATGCCCTGACCAACCTTTTTTACAGGCAGTCCAGCATCGTGCAATCTGGCCACCAAAGAGGCTGCGTTGTATGCGTCATATCCAACTTCTTTGACGTTGTATTTTTGACACTGTTGGTTAATGATGTAATCGCTAATCTCGCGGTCATCCATCACGTTGCCTTCTGTCAGTTTCAAAATACCGCTTTTAATGGCCACTTGAAAAATGTCCAAATAGTGTTTGGGTATATGCGCTAAAGAATCTTCCGGCAAAAAAAACTGCCATTCGGCTTCATAGTCCAATTCACCAAATCTTTTTAAAGTACAAACGGCATTTAAATCTCGCGTTGCTGCCAAGTCAAACCCAATAAAAACCGCTTCTGGGTCTTTGCGTGGCTCAACAATAATTGCCGCAGGGTCATCCCAATGCTGTCTGTCAAGCCATGCCGCATTAGATGAAACCCAGATATTGAGGGTTTTGCAAAGAAACTCATTAAGTGCCGCTGGCTTATGTTTGGCTTCCTCTGCCCGTTGTGCAATGGCATCCTCATAAACCGATATTCCATGCATTGGATTGGCTTTTGCCCAATTCACAGGGTCACGCCAGTCATCACCTAAATCTAGGCCGTAGAGCAAGCCAAACCACCGCGGGTTGTCAGTTGCCTCGCCACGAAGCATCGACTGATACATGGACAAGTCCTCATAAAACTTTGTGTCCTTCGTGAACGAGGCGGTCGTAATATACACCCGAAGTGGGTTCTGTCTGGCCACCATACCTGAGTGCAAAACCTCAATTGAGTTGCGGTCAACAATCTGCGCGGCCTCATCCACCACCACCGCAGACGGGTTTTTGCCGTCACCAGTCTTTTTTGTATCACGGCTCAACGCCTTGAACATAGACTGCGAATCGCCTCTTTTACCAATGCTAAATTTAGTAGGGGTAAATAATTCAGCCAGTTCTTTGGGCATAGATTCCACAAAACCTTTGGCAGCATCAAACACAATTGTTGCCTGCTCCCTGTTTGTGGCTAAAGTAAACACTTCAGGACCAGCCTCGCCAAACAGTAACTCATAAAGAGTTAAGACCGCAGTCAGAGTTGACTTGCCAGCCTTCCTTGGAATAAACAAAATAACATCCGTCACCATCCGCTTGTTTAGGGTTTTCTTTGACCTAAACCCGTAAATGGCGCAAATAAGCAATATCTGGAACGGCTCAAGCACAATTGATTGCCCTGCCTGCGGGCCTTTTGTGTGTTTTAGCGTAGCCGCAAACTGTAAAACATGGTCAGGCGCTCGGCTGTCAAACACCCATTCCCATTCTTTGTTTTCCAACTGGTTGATGAATCTCTGGCAAGCCAGGCGCACATCGTTGCAAACATTTATCTCGCCCTTGGCCACCGCATGAGCATAGGCTATACCGTCTTGGTAATTCATCCGGCAAACGGTCCTTTAAGGAATTGCGCCACAGGGCTGTCTTCTTCCTGTTTGCCAGCAGACAAACGGCTTCTAGGGGTCAACCCTAATTCGTTCATCAATTGAATAATCAACGTCATGGTCTTATTCCGCACAGACAAATAAGGATTAGGACCAACCGTTTTGCCATCATTAAACTTAGAAACAATACCACCGCGTTTAATTGCGTCGGTGCATTTCACATAAGTATCAATATGGTCGGCCAGCATCGCCAACGTGTGTTTGTCTTGGTCATTCCCAATGCCGTACACGTTATAAAGAAATTCTGCCGTTTCCTCAATAAATTGAGTCTTGTCCCACGCCTCTGGGTTATCCACCCACTCCGCTTTAGGAATTCTCTTTTTTAAATTGTCAGGCAGCATCTTGGGCATACCCCTTTTTGGAGTAGTCCCGTCAACTAAATGAAGTTCTGGTGGTTTTTGGTTCATAACTCAACTGTAATGTATTACCCCCCAATGGTCAAATTCATTTGCGGGTAATTGGG